GATGCTATGACGCTTCGAGCTGCGGGATTTAACGCTACATGCACTCAAGGCTGTAAGATGTCTACAGTGCAAGCTAAGGAGCTTAAGGGTAAAAGGGTTATCATCGCCTACGATAACGACGAAAGCGGCAGAGAGGGCTTCGCTGAGGCTAAGAAGAGACTTCTGACCCAGCGTAACCAGAACCTATACAGTTTATGCCCCCCTAAAGAGTTTAAGGACTGGAATGACTACTGGGTAGCCTCTGAAAGGAAGGATTTTGAAGCCTATGTATACTCCCATATCTTCAAAGCGGATTGGGAGTTAGATATTACCGAACTATTAGCTTAAACCGAGGGGATAAGATAGTTTCATCAAGCAACTGGTACTTAACCTGTACCTCATAAACGCCGGTAGGACCTCCTAAATTATCGCCTATAATAGGTTCGTTATAGAAAGGAGTGATATCAGTTGTATCAAATTTCCAGGTTATAGTGCCGTACCCGTCTAACTGTACTCCGTCCGAAACAAACCCTCCGACTTCGCCCGCACCAGTTATTTGAACACGGCTAGTGAGTCCTGGGCTTTCGTTTAATTTGACTACGTTTATTTGAGGGGACTGAATTAAAGCCCCTGTCTCCATAAGGTTACGTAAACTGGCTTTAATCATGTTATTGTCAACTACCAACTCAGTTTTAATTTGGAGATTCTTTTTGCTTCCTACATTAACATATCGTTGGATAAGTTTGTTATTGGTAGTGACAGCTATAGGTGATGTAGACGCAAAAACATTTGCCGTGGTCAACTGAAAAACAGAAGCGTAAACCTGAGCCGCCGAACCTTCCGCATCCACAATAGTCCATAAATCTAAATATCCACCCGTTCCGGAGGCAGAATTAGTAAATGGAGGTCCTGCGTTGAATTCTGTAGCTGATGTCGGCCAGAATTGCGTCCCCGTTTGTAGGATTACAGAGAATCTTCCTGGCGCTGTTTTATAAATACCGCTTGCGGTGTTGGGAACCGTAACCTGGTACTGGTCTTCTGTCTTCATCGCCGAAATACTAGCGTCAAACCCTACCATTTGATTGGCTGGGATTGAACCGCTATCAACTAAGTGGTTATGGAAAACCATTCTCTCGGAACCCGTAGAGCTCACTAACCCATAATCAGAAGAACCGGCTACGAGGTCTAGGTATGCATCTGGTGACCCAAACTGTGTGTCTGGGAAAATGTGCACGGAGCAAACCTGAAAAGGGTCGATATAAGACCCATCCTTTACGAATAGGAAATCTAATTTTGCAGGGCTAATAGGGGACGGTCTATTGTCCCGTTGAATTACGGTGAAATCATTGAAAGTAGTCATCTCTTAGTTATTTAGATTACTTGGAAGACTTTAATGATTCTTTATCTCTTTGATTTTCTTGGATAAGTAGCTCCATAAATTCAGACCGTTCTCTCTTCGTTAAAATAAGAACATCATGAAAAGAAAATTTAGCGTGTTTTACTAGGTAGTAAGCTTCTTCCGCTAGACCCCCGCTAATGGCGTCTAGCTCACTGAGAAAAAACTTTCGTTAAATGGTATCACAGTTTCGTTAACCTCCCCACAACCCGCACATTCATAAGACATACTCGTCTCCATACCGTAAGAGTCCTTTAGAAGCTGCTCACGGAAATATACTACGTCTTTAATTGTGGTTGATTTCAAAAACTCCCTTTTGATTCTTTCATCTTTGTACTGACCAATAGATATCATAAATCTCCAAAGGTTCTCGGTTAAAAGTTCCATATCCAGCAAAAATTTCTCGTCATTACAGCGAGGAGATACGAATACTAGAGTTTGCTTGCTGTCCGGTAAAGTAATAGCTATTGGTTCTTTGTAGTTATCGGGAGCATAATTCACTTGGACCTGAGAAATGTTCATGCTGAGGCTATTCTTAGCTGAGCACACCTTACATTCAGCCTGTAGGTTGTATTCATCTCCATATGAGATTTCTCTCAATTTAAAAAGGATATAATTTTTATCCTGTAAGGTCATACTGTCATAAGCCAACCCTTTAACGCATTCCTGGAAAAGAACTTTAATTACTTTAGCAGTTTGATTAGCGTGTTTAATACTTCTTAACTGGCGCTCTTGCGCGAAAGCGAAGGGTTTGATTTGTACAAAACCGTCCGACTCCACATAAGCTTTACCTCTCGACGGAAGCTCAAGAGGTCTCCATTCATCGCCAATATTTACATTGGACAGTAAATCCCCTACGGCATCCTTAACGGTTCCGTCAAAAACCTCTGCTGCTACGGGCGTCTGTACCATCGAAGGTTCTGGAGTAGGCTCTGGTTGGACAGCTGGCGTGCGTTCTGGTGAGGCGGATGGTTGGTCCGGTATATCGACTCCTTGCTCAGGGCTTGCACCTTCGTTTTTCATGTGTTCGCGAGCTAAGTCTATAAGAGATTTTTCTTTTTCTGGTTGTGTCATAATTGTGTAAGTTAATTCAACTTTAATACTATTATAGTATTATGCTAAAAATTATTGTAAATAATAATGCATCTATTTTAAAAACAGATAATAAAAAGTTACTAACAACTTTAAAGCAGAAGTATAGTGCTAAAGTCCCTGGCTACAACTACTCCGCTGCGTACAGAAGTCGCGGTTGGAACGGAGAGAAATATTTCTTTTCTGATAAAACAGGAAAGTTTGGCACTGGTCTTTTATCTCATATAGAGGAAGACCTCACTTATTTAGGTCTCGACTACAAAATAGAGGATTTGCGGACAGGAGACCACTCTGACGATATTGAGCTGCCAGGTGTGACCTTCCGTGATTACCAAGAATCCATGATAAGAAGCGCCTTAGAAGCTAAGGGTTGTATTGTAAAGGCTCCCACGGGCGCGGGAAAGACTCTTATTTTGGGAGGTATACTGAAAGCCTTAGAAGGAAAAACTGGTTTAATATTCTTTACAAAGAAACAGCTGCTTAAACAAACCTATGACGACCTTAGAAAATGGGGTATTGATGTCGGCTTAGCTTTTGGTGATGGGGTTATCCTCAAACCCATGACCTTATGCACAGTACAATCAATCGACAAGGTTATTGACAGTCACCTAAAAACTTCTGATTTTATAATCTTTGACGAGGTACATGAGTTTGCTAAAGGAAAAGTAGCTACAAAAGTAATAAAGTCTTTCCCTAACGCTGCTTACAGAATTGGTATGACCGCAACTGTACCTCGCGATGCCATGAGCCGCCTAAACCTCATCTCAGGATTAGGGAAGGTAATCGAAGAAGTCGATGCCAAAGAGCTTATTAACGCTGGATTCCTAACTAAACCCCTTATTCAAATAATACCAATAGAAGATACAGGGACTGTGGAGGATACGGAACTCTCTTACCGAGAAGTATACGAGAAATTTGTGACTGAGAACGACATTCGCAACGATATAATCGTAGATTTAGTGGAAAAAATCCAACAAAAACAATCCAGAACACTTATAATAGTTAAAGACCTTAAACACGCTGAGATTTTGCACACCCGTATCCCCAACTCCTTCAAATTAGAAGGGAAAGATGATTTGGCAACACGAAAAAAGACTATTGAGGCTTTTAAGGATGATAAGATATCTGTTTTAATAGGTACGACTATCATGCAGACCGGAATCGACATCCCCGAAATATCTCATTTGATTAATGCCCGTGGGTTGAAGTCGGAGATTGCCACGCTACAAGCTATGGGTCGGGCATTACGTATACATAAATCAAAGAACCGGGTATTTATTTACGATTTCTTTGACCGAGCCCCTTACCTCGAAAAACATGCTAAGGAAAGAATTAAGTCTTATAAATCACTAGGACTGGAGATTAACCATGAAAAATAAAGAAGAAGAAGAAAAACATTTAAATTCATTTACCCCCGCCGCACGGGAAAGATTTAATATGATAGAGGCTCAAATTAAAGAGATGAAAAGCAAAAAAGTAATAACAGAAACAACGCTAAAGGAGCTCGATAACTTAATATCTGAGCTCCTTATTATGCGAGCCTCGTTTACGGACAATTTAATTAATTGGACCAAACAAGGCTATTTGATTGAGTAATTACTCTTCGGTAGCAGCGTCATCCGTTGCCTCTTCTTCCTCTTCGGACTCGGAATCAACTTCGTCATCATCTTCAAGGTCTATATCAATATCTTTAGTAATATCTTCAACAGCGGCAACTAAGTCGCTCTCGTCTTTCTTACGCGTGAGTGCTTCCGCATCTTCTTGCTGCTCGGAATCTTCGGATTCAACTTCCTCATCTTCTTCACGCTCGGCTTCAGCCATACCTTCTTTACGAAGCTTCTTTAGGTCTTTGCCGTCGATGTCGCCATCGTCGTCAGTATCCATTGCTTTTTGCTTCTTAGAAAGCTTCTTCTTCTTATCGTTAGGCAAGTCATTATCGTTATAATCAACATCGCCCTTCTCGTCAGCTTCTAGGTCGCTATCGTCATCTTTTTTACGGTCTTTAGCTTTGATATCGCCTTTATTACCGCCGAAGTCCTTATCTTTCTTACCTTTCTTCTTACCACTGCCTTCGCCTGGGTCATTTGAAAGTGCGTCATCATCGCCGTAATACTGAGCTTCTTCAATATTGTTAGACAGGTAATCAGAAAGCTTCTTCATACTGAAAGATTCGTCGATGTCCACGATAGTAACGTTTGCTTCCGATAAAACATCGGAAATTATATTGGCTACATCTAGGACTTGCACACCTCCTTTACGGCTCATGGTGCCTGCAAACTCTTTAAGTACGTCTGCTAGGATACCCTCACCGCAACTCTCACCTAAAATACCGAGTACTTCTGATTGAACCTCGCCTAAACCTTTAAATGAAGGGATGAAACGTAAACTTTGCACATTAACTCCGTAAATATTGTTTAATGTTTCTAGTACCAATGTTTTCATTGGCTTCTTGAACTCATAAATCTTGTTTACGAACTCGCGAATATCTTTCTTCGAGATATTACCTGGATTAGTCATCTGAAAGACCGATTCCATAACGGAAACCAAATCAACCTTATTTGATAAGGCTAAGTAAGGCACATCGGATACCGCCTCCTTCAAGGAAAGCTTTATTGTAGCGTCGTTAGAGTAAATATGAGAAGCTAAACTGCCAATACGGTCATTCTTAGCCCAGATATGAGCAAAAGATTCTTTAGCTTCTAACAGCTCTTTCCGTACTAACTCCTTATCACAAACCATCTCATAGAGGGTCTTCTTAGTGTTAGCAGGGATAACCAAAAACTCTTCCTTTAGACCTTCTAAAGTAAGTTTAGGGAGGTCATAAGTATCACCTACAACCTTAGACAAACGCAAACCTTCAATCAACTTCTTGTTACTTGAAATAACTTTACCGTTCTCTTTTAAGAATTTTTCAAGGAGAGGGATAGACTCCTCAAACTTTTTAAACGACTTAGTGTTTTTAATATTAAAGCTTTCGTTAAAGCGGTCTACACGCTTACCCAACTTTTTACGGCTCTCCTCAATTTTAGCTCTCATNCTAAAAGAAGATAGAATATCATCNAAAGAAGCTTCTGCTGTATCATACTTATCTGATACTAGCCCACCTACAAATCTAGAGATTTGGCTCTCTACCTGTAAATCAATGGCTTCATCTGAGGTGATGGTGTCGAGATTATCCACAACAAAGTTTTCAAAGGTAAGTTTACCTTTTAATTCCTTGTAGTTACAGCAGATAAGGTTACTAGACTCAGTAACGTACGTCACTGTCTGCTGTGCGTCATCGATTTCAAAGATGACTAGGTTCTCCCGGAGGCGACGCCCAAGATAATCTCCTGCTTCGGATAGACGCGCGAAATTCTTGTTACGATTATTAAATAGATTTTGTAAGTTCATGACTGTGTAATTATATAGAGACTTTATTTTTGCTCTTGTAGATTTTTATGCACCTTCTGGTTGGTCGGGTGCTGGTGCTCCTCCCGGAGGTGGCATTTCAGGGGTTCCTGGTACGCCTTCTGCTGCCGCTTCGGCAGGGTCTGGTGCCTCTGCCTCTTTTTGTAATTTTATTTGCTCAATTTCTAAATCATTCATGTTGTAGAAATTCTTATACATATATTCTTTAGAAAATAAATCGAGACCCATGGTAGCTTGTACTACACGAGTTTTTTGTTCTTCGAGCTCCAACTTCCTCTTCTCATTCATATCGGAAGGAGGTGCTAGAGAAATACGAATACTGTTAATAGCTGATTTAGGGAATTTGCGAATCTCTAAATGTCGTTTAATCAAGGTGGTTAGACCTACTTCCGCGTCTCGCTGAACACGCATAACAGCCTTAGCGAATTTCGCATCAAGCTGAGCTAGATTAGCCTTTCGTTCAGGAGACTTGTCCTTCTCAACAATAAAGTCTTTAGGAATCTTCATAGAAGCCAATACCTTATCTCGGAAGTATCTCACGTCATCAATCTCTCCCAAGTTCTGTGCGCCTGGAAGGGTTTCAATCTTAGTTCCCTGACCATTCTTTATTGGGACGAAGAAGTCTTCCTCTGCAGAGAGTGGGTTGTATCGCTCGTCAGCATTACCGTCCTGATTGTTAAAGAATTTTTCTTTCTTAAACTTAGCTTTAATCCGCTCCATAAACATTTCCACTTTAGTTTGTGGTAGGTTACCTGTATCAATATAGAATATACGTCGTTCCGGAGCTCTGTGGAGACGGTAGATAAGCATTGCGTCTTCCATCATTCTCAAAGACTTCCACGCGCGTACGCCCGGGGCACAAATCGACTTACCGTAAGGATAATAATTTGAATCGGAATTATGTAAACGGAAGTGAATTAATTGATTGCGGTCCAATTGAATTGTATTCTTCTTTGTTAGACGGTTTCCCTGGTACTGTTGCGCATCTGACGTGGATTGAGGGACCTCCTGAATAAAGCCTCTCAAATAACCGAACCTATCTTCACGACGGAAAATAAATACCGGGTTTAAGACCTTAAGACGTTGGATACCTGCGTCCGGGTTATTCATATCAACGATATTCTCGACGAAGCAATCACCGTACTTACACATATTACGTATAATATCCCAGAGGAACTTATCCAATTCTGTTTCCGTAACAAAAGCCTCGACTGCATCTTTAACGATTTTCTGCTCGCTGTCTACATTAAGCATCATTCCATCAATGTAAGTTTGGGTTGCATCATCCGCGTAAATGTCCAGAGCAGCGCCAATCTCTGGGTACTCGTCCATTTTCTCATAGTCATGGTACCTGCGTCTACGCTCATACTCTACCTGAGGTAACCTAGCACCTGACTTAACAGTTCCCACTGAGCCTTGAATAGGACCGTCGTCTTCCCCATCTGCATTCTTTACAACATCTCCTCTATATGGGTCCCGGCTTACTGGGCGCCCTGGTTTCTTTTTAGTAGTGAAAAAAGATTTGAAGAAGGCTGCGAACCTTCCTGATAAGGGTGACCCTGTCCCATAAGCGTTAGAGCCNGGGAATGCAGTAAAGCCAGCGTTCTCATCGAGCTGCTGGTCGTCTTGATTTTCGTTTTCGTTTAAATCCATTTTCTATACTCTTCGAAGTCCTTATTGTATGTACCCGTGGAAAAACCATTTGTTGGTAAATCTCCACCGGTAGGATTCTCCATATCGCCTTTGTAAAGAGGAACGGGACTTTTGCCTACGATATCACCCATTAATGTAGCTCCTATTGCCATACTCATAACTAGGTCATCCGCAAAACCAACTTCCGCTTGAATCTTTCCTGTTTTACTAATTATAAAAGTAGTTAACTCCTTAAAAGTTCTCTCCGAATTCACTTTTATTTTTGAAGTTTTTAAATTTTCTTGTAATGTATTTAAAATACCATCTCTATTTTTATTATTTACGAGATATCCCATCTCACCTCTATCATCTGTCCACATGTTCTCGTATTCCCTAACCTCAAATAATTGTTCTATCAAAGCTAAGCCTAAACCATTTCTTTCAGGGCAAACAAACGCTGTGTTATATTTAAGTCCTTCTGTCGCAATTATTTTGGCAAACTCGTGTAACCCTATTCGGTTACTGTAAAACTCAGCAACCTGCTCCCCATTGTAAAGGTTGATTATGTGGAACGCAGAGTAATCACGGTCTCTACCAAAAGAACTATCCGCAGCTATGAGGTATGTGTGATAAGGTTTCGGGTCCTCCCAAACTCTCATCATATTATAATACTTACTGTAGAATGTTTCTGAGGTTTGCGTTTTAACTCTTTGTAAAGTACCCCCGTCTATAAAGGTTTCACCTGTTCCCAAGAACTCACCTTCGTATTCTTGTAACCAAGCCCTTTCCCCAACATTACTTCGAGTCTCCTCAGCCCACGCCTCTGTGTACTCAGGGTGCTCTTTCCAATGGATGTTAATGGTATGAAAATTATTTTTTCCTAGTTCTGCGTCNTGATATANCTCATAATAGAGGTTAGCCATACCATTGACCGTAGAGAGGATGAACGCAGAACCACCAGTTGATATTGTAGGGTAAATAGCCATCCAGAACTCTGTCATGTTATCAATAAATGCAGCTTCGTCAACAATTAGAAGAGATACAGACTCACCTCGACCCGCTCCTGCAGGTTGAGATTTAATCTTGCTCCCTGTAGAGAGTTTGATAACGTGCTTGTTTCTCTCTATCTCCTGAGGCTTTAACCACTTAGGTAAATCATCATACATATTAACCGCACGCTCAAGAAAGTCTCTAGACTCACGGTCACCAATAGAAACAACCATGACGTTCTTATCTTCGTGAAAAATAATATACCATAACGCATACGCAGCGCAGATGGTGGTTGCTCCCGCCTGACGGAACTTGCGCATTAGGTTAAACCGGTTCTTCCCAAATTCGTTTACAATCCTCTCTTGGAATCTATAAAGCTCAAACTTCACGCGCCCGCGCACGGGGTGGGTAATAAACACGTAATTTTTAATAAAATACGCAGCATCGTTACGACACTTATCGAGTTCTTTTTTTAATTCATCAGGATTCATAGGAAACTACTATTATATAGATATGAGAAAGCTTGCATTTATACCAACTCGTAAGGACATAGAGCGTCCTATCAAAACATTTCTAGAGAAAGCTGGTTGGGACGTACATTATTTAGTAGGGCACAGCTCAATCTTTGATGCGTATAGTTCTGCGGTTAAAGAATTTAAAGTGATGGCGAAGGATACTATAATTATGTGCCACGATGATATTGAAGTTATCATGTCCCCTGATACCTTTAATGAGGTTATAGATAGCAGTTTTGAAAAGAGCACTGGGTTTATGGGAGTAGCAGGACCTAAACGATTAAATAAAACCGGTTGTTGGTGGCATGGCTTAGGTAGAGAGTTTCCTCACCCCGACTCGTTTTTACGTGGTTGCGTGTGGCATGGTCAAGAGGTATCAACGGCAGTCCCCACTTATTACGGAGGCTACGGAAAGGTAGAAGTGGTAGACGGACTTTTCATGGTCGTAAAAGGAGGTACCCTTAACTCCATTAAACTGAAAAAACCTGAGAAGTTTGTAGGTGACTGGGATTATTACGATATGCAATACTCTATTCAAGCGGACCGCGCTGGGAAAACCAATAAAGTTATTCCTTTAATGATTTTACATCACTCTCCAGGAGAAGGGGCAATGAAGGATGAGTGGAATGCCAGTCGACAAGCTTTTATTGAGATGTACGGAGATAAGTTTGAAGAAATCACTCTTCCTCACCAAAGTCAACTGCCACCACAGGCTTAGGATTCTTCTCGAATCTCGCCATCAGCTCTTCAAACCCGCGGTCCTCGCTTTCAGCAGAATGAGCTAAAAGAACCCAGTCTGAATTTTTTACCGCTCTCTCTGATGCCATAAACCAATCATTAGCAAAACGTAGAGGGTCGGACTGAGCTTGGCTTAAGATTATTATTTTATCTGCTATCTGGCACGCATGGTCCAAAATAACCTTTTCATCCGCAGATAAATTAGTAAAGAATGCTTTAGAGGGCATAATAATCCTTATCTTGATGTTGTTCATCATCAATAACGGCAACATATTGATATTCACCCCTTTAGTGGGGCATATATAAATGACGGAAGGACTATAATGCAGTATAGCTGACATTATCTTTTCCAAACTTCGTCCTCGGCGATAAGTTACGTGAGAATTACTCATAGGAGGAAAATAATTTTCACCTAACAACGCCATTCTCGACCCTTTTTTAAAATGCTTCATAAACTTCTCTTACTTACATGTCTCGTATTATCTAGCCCTAAGGGAATAGAAGCGAGCAAAGTCCGTCACGGAAACCTGGAGAAATTCGTGGAGGGTCAGACAGTTCACGTTATACAGTCACAGAAAGTTTATGTTCAAATGGAGCCTTACAAGACTATAACGAAGGAGAAGCTTAAGAAGGGTAGCGCTAGGTACAATATACTAATGCGTCGATGCACATCTCTATATAAAGCTACACTTGGCAAATCAGGGTACTCTCTGATTGTCGAAATCGATGGGGTGGATAAAACCCTCCATAAAACAGAGGACGTA